TGTCCTGAACCACTTACTTGTAGAGTATGCATTTTTTGTATATTTGTAGGTTGAGAAAAATGCATACCCCATGTTAGTATTTTGTTATCACTTGCAATGGCGCAACTCATTATTTTATATGGATTTTCGCTATAATCAGGTATATCATAGTATGTAATTTGTTTATATGTTGGTGAATTAGGTTTTGTGTCTATGCATAAGAACTTACATTCTACTGAAGGATTTGATCTTCCTATTTGAGGAGCATATATGTTACCATCTGGTGCTAATACACCACATAACGTTGAATTACCTGTGGTTTCTGATCCAGGATTACCCGTCGCACTTTCACTTATTACTACACTGGTATTATTTACAGGATTGTAAATTAACACATTACCAGCCATTCCTGGTAAGAAGTATATGTTTTCATCACATCCTAATACTGCTGTACCAAATACAGGATCATTAGCACTTAATCCACTAGCAAATATATTTGCTGTACCTGGTGGTATAAATTTTGTTACTGTACCATTAGAAGGATCGTATTCTTGCATTTCGTCTTCTTCATTATGTGTGTAATAAACATTGGCTGTTCTAGGATGTTCTGCTATGCAACTAGAATCAAAATCACCACCTCCAACTCCTGAATCTAAGGCTATGCCTGATAAACCACCTTGATTTGTAACTTCATATGCCGCGCCACTACCACCTCCGTGTGTAGTCATTATCATGTTATCTTGACTTTGTATATATTTTAAATTTACATCACCGAGTCCAGATATAAAATTACCTGCACTACTTGACGTGTAAGGTGTACTATCATTTACTTTTGTAAAGAATGGATTTAATCTACTCATACCAAATGTTGATCTTGTCGTAGGATTAAGAACAACTGTTTCTTGCTCATTTAAATCAGGATCATCACCTAAATTACTTTGTGCTGATATGTTTGCTATGTTACTAGATATTGGGCTATAAACAAATACATGATTATCGAATTGTTGCCTGTCTGCAAATGTACCATTATCAAAGAAACCTGTTAACATAACATTACCATCTGGTAGTGATACCATAGTGTTTTGAGCACATGTAAATTTAGAATTATTTAATTCATTAGGTAATGCTGTATAATTTGCACTAGCAACAGTAGGTGCGCCAGTTGATTCAAAAGAGCTGACAAAGTTATAAAATACATCTGCATTTGGTAATGTAGGCCATGAAGGATATCCGGAAAATTGTGAACTGCTTCCTACTTGTTTTCCTCTGAAAAATTTACTAATTCCTAATGGCATATATTACTCCGGTTTGCTTGGCCAAGTTAACTCGTCTTTGCTTGTTAGGCTAGGGTAACTTGCTGGCAAATCTCGTAATTGTTGCCTATATGTTGCCCATTCTGCCTTTTTTGTATCCGATAATGGTGAATCTGCGGCCTGTGTCCAGTCACACATTTTTAAATTTGTATTTCTATTTACTTTTAACCAATGTTGTAAATCTTCTGTAATGTTTAGGGCTTCTAATTGTAATGTGTCTAAATTAACTTTGTAGTTGTCTATTTCTGTACAGGGAACATCTAAACATGCTTGATCAGTATGATACGCAAGTCTTTCTGCTACTGCATTATCATTCATACTTCTGCTTATAATTAATTTACCAGTATCTTTATAGTAAAATGTTCTATACATTATTTTTCACCTTTTGTTACACGAATCATCTGATAATTTAAATTATTAAATGATCTTAGTGCTGGGGCACTAGTTCCTACTGTTGTAAATCCCTGTAAAACAATATTTGCCAGTACTGGTTCCATATCTGCTGGTAGACTGTAACTTGCTGGGTCTAGACTAATCTTGTTACTAGCAATTAATGGTGGCGCCGCCGCATCAAAGCCTAATATTGCTGTACCACCTGCTGTAGTTGTAACATTATTTACATTTGCTGTAGCATTTGCAAATCTTAATTTAACTTGGTGTCTAAATGCAACATCATATGCACCGGAAACAGTTCCGCCTAGTGTTGCTTTACTGGTAACTTCATAATCTCCCACGTCAGCACCTGTAATATCATAACTTTCTTCTGGTATAATATCCAAATATGTTGTTCCTGATACTACACTAGTATTTCCTGCAGGGTTATCAGTTAACTGCGTACCTGCACCAAATGTTTTCATTGCATCATTAACAATTACATTACCAAATACTGAACCTGGTAATGCGGCAACGTTTGCGTAATCGCCTGTATATACTTCTGGTATGAATATAGGTGGTATAATAGGTAATCTTGGTAAATCAATAGGTACACTATTAGGCGTTTCTGTTGCAACAGGGTGTGTATAGTAAGTATCACTGTATTCCATAGCACTTATTCTAGTAGTTACCATATCTAAATCGTTTTGAACTTCTGTTACCCGTAATACTCTAAATAATTTGTTGCTAAAACCGTATATATTACTGGAAACCTTAATTACATCACCTACATCTGTTTGCATACCGCTAAAGTCACTTTCAAATTGTATAACTGTTGATAATCTACTTTGGTTAAGATCTATCTTACCTAATATTTCAGCACGAATGTTATCATTAATCATATCTAAATTATAATTTAAAACATTGTCTGGTTCGTTTGGATTTCTGTCGTTTGCTGGTGTTGTTAATTTAATAGTATTTGTTTGATCTTTTCTTTGTTGATCCATAAATTCTACTTCTACGCCATTATATAAGCCATATAATTCTGTAGAACTAATATCTATTTTGCTTACTATATTTTCTTCATTATATACTAAACAATTTGCTAATTCTGTACTACTTAATGCACGATTAGGTATTGCTTTAAATTTACCATCTTTAACGTTAAATGTAAAGAATGTACCTGCTGATTGACATATTTTATCAATATTTGTACTACATACATCAAATGTACTTAACATACCGTTTATTTGATATCTTTTTAAAGTTGAACTTACGTTACTAGCATTAGTATAACTTACTAGTTCATCACTGTAACCTTTCATTGATGTGTTTGCTGTACCTGTTATACTAGTTATATCTATTTGTGCATTACTAAGTCCAGCACCATAACGATCATTAGACAAGTAATCAAATAACACATCACCTGGATTGTTAAGTGTGTTATTCATCTTAAATGTCATTTGTGGTAAACCTGCTAATCCGTTTTCTGCATCATAGTCTATTTGTAATACTGCGAATACCATTGCATTTGCTGTATGATTTACACCCCAATGTGGTACTATACTTGTTGCGGCTGTGTCATACCCTGTGCCTGATGTTGGAAATATAACATTTGAACCTGCACTTCCGCCTTGATATACGTTTACTCTTACATTACCAGCATAACTTGTTGCTGTACTTTGGTTAGGATCTACATGACTTACTGCCGTATTTCCTGAGAATACTAATTTTACATCGTTCATAAAGACTTCACTACAACTAAATGTACCTGTATCTGTTTCTTCTGAAAGTGCAATACAATATGTCATTGTTTGGTTTTCATTACTTATAGCGGCATCAAATATAGGACCACTAGTAAATGCTTGTCCATATAGTACAGGTAACTTGTTGTCAGTTGCTGGTGGTAACTGTATACTAGTACCTGGATCTGCATTTTGACCCATTGAAGGTGGTTTAAATACACCTAATGCTCTTGCTGTACCATATGCAAGTCCACCTGCTATAACTGATGTGGCAATTGTGGCTAAAACACCTGATAAACCTATTGCTCCTACTATTGCTGTTGCTATTGCTGTAAATACTGCCATTGTTTAACCTCTAAATGCCCAATTGTAATCTATTGGTTCCCAGCCTCTTTCTTCTAATTTTAAATCTGGTGTTGTTGCTAGTGTAGTTAGTGTAAATGTAGATATATGACCTAGGTCTTTGGCTTCTATGCCTATGCCTATATACCTATTTAACAACCTTGCACCTGCTGTAGTGCCCCTGTATTCGCTCTCTACCCACCATGCAACTTCAGTCATACGTTTGATATGTGGCAACCATAAATCGCCCTGTATGGTCGCTAGAAGCATTCCTACGACCCTTCCATTATGTTCACATACTAAAGCAATACCTTCTTTAAGTATGTGATCTATAACACGATTAACATGCATAAAGTCATACTTAGGAGTATGTAAGTCTTCAATAGGATTGAAGTTAGCAAAGTCTATCATTAATCTTTTGATATCATCATAGTCTTTTATTTGTGCGTTACGGACTTTCATTACCTTTGTATCTCTCTTTTACGGCCACCGCCTCCACGGCCACCACCACCTCCGCCACCACCGCCACCGCCGTAGCCGTAGCCTTGGTACTCTTTACCAAAGTCAAAGGATATGTTGTATAGTTCTGGCACACGATCAAATACAGCATCGTTAGGAAACAATCTTGCTCTATCTTCTGGATTTGTTCTTTGACCTTTTATTCTATTTTCTAATAATGAATTTATACTAGAACACGTTATGCCTATACTACTTGTTAAGTCACCTGTGTAATTATTATTATCTTCTGTTATAGCAAAATTAGTTATTACTCCATTGAATCTTGTATATACTTGACTTGAATCTAATTCCAATGTGCTTTGATCAAAGAAACCCCTGTATACCTTTACAGTACCTCCTTTGATATTTGTGGTAAGAACAAGACTTAAATAAGCACCATCACTACTAGGTACACCACTTAAATTAAGTGTTATATCA